GGCGATCCTGGCGGACAAGAACGCGGGCCTTACCGATCCCGACGACGTGCCCGAGACTCCGGTCAACCCGGTTTCGAAGCTGGGCGATGTCTGGGTCCTCGGCCGGCACCGCATTACGTGCGGTGACTGCACCGACCCGGCCGTCGTGTCCCGCGTGCTCAATGGCGTGAAGCCGCACCTGATGGTCACCGACCCGCCGTATGGTGTCGAGTACAACCCGGCCTGGCGCGTGGCCGCTGGTGTTGGCGGCTCCGGCACGGCGACTGGCAAGGTGCTAAATGATGACCGCGCGGACTGGCGCGAAGCCTGGGCGTTGTTTCCTGGTGACGTCGCGTATGTCTGGCACGCCGGCACGTTCGCGGGCGATGTCGCGGCTTCGCTCGAGGCCACGAAGTTCAAGGTGCGCGCCCAGATCGTCTGGGTGAAGACGCGCCATGTGCTCTCTCGCGGCGACTACCACCACCAGCACGAGCCGTGCTTCTACGGTGTTCGCGATGGCAAGGATGAGAATTGGAACTTCGTTCCCGAGCACGAGGTCTCGATCTACGCCGTCAAGAAGGGCGCCGTCGGTCACTACGTGGGTGGCCGGAAGCAATCGACCGTCTGGTTCATCGAGCACCTGAAATCGGACACCGGCCACGGCACTCAGAAGCCCGTCGCCTGCATGCAGCGCCCGATCGAAAACAACAGCTCCGCCGGCCAGGCGGTGTATGATCCGTTTTTAGGCTCCTCTACAACTTTGATCGCGGCGGAGATCACGGGGCGCTCTTGCATCGGTTCGGAGCTCAATCCGCAGTACGTGGACGTCGGAATTCTCAGGTGGCAGAATTTTACCGGACAGAAGGCTGTGCTCGAGGCTACGGGCCAGACCTATGACGAAACCAAGGCTGGGCTTTCCGAGAAGCCAAAGCCGAATCGCGCAAACCTGGAGAAGTCGACCGATGGCAAACCATCGCCACAAGCCGACGCCGGAGCAAAGAGCCCTAGTAGAAAGCCTCGCGGGCATCGGGGTAACGCATAAACAAATCTGCGCGATCATGCGCCTCGGCGCTGACACACTGATCAAGTATTACACCGATGAGCTCGTCCTCGGTGACGCAAAGGCCACGGCCAAGGTGGCGCAGAGCCTGTTCAATAAAGCCGTCGGCGGTGACGTCGCCTCCATGATCTTTTGGATGAAGGCCCGGGCGAAGTGGTCCGAGCGCCAGATCCAGATCGATACAGGCCCTGGGACCGGAGAGCGATCGATCACGATCATCGGGGGTCTGCCGGAGGACTAGCCTGAGAAGGATGATATGCCCAACATTGCTCTACCGACACTGCATGCGAGCCAAGCGCTGATTTATAGGGGCCGCACCAAGCGCAACGCCGTTCGCTGTGGGAGGCGTTGGGGTAAGACTGAATTTATGGTGACTCTTGCGGGCAATGCCTCCGCCAAGGGGAAAAAGGTTGGACTGTTCACACCGGAGCACAAGCAATTGCAGGAGCCTTACGAAAGGCTTCTGGAAATCCTCCAGCCCATCAAGCACCGAGCCAGTAAGACTGAAGGTACGATCCGAACGAGGTATGGCGGGCTCGTTGATTTCTGGTCACTGACCGATAACGAGCTCGCTGGCCGTGGCCGCGATTACGATTTGGTCATGGTCGACGAAGCTGCCTTTACCAAGAATGACCAGATGCAGGGCATTTGGGAGCGCTCCATCGAGCCGACTATGCTAATCCCAAAAGGTGATGCTTGGGTCTTCTCAACCCCAAACGGGGAGGACCCAAAGAACTTCTTCTGGTGGGCGTGCAACGATCCAAAATCAAAGTTTAAAGAATTCCACGCGCCGACGAACTCTAACCCGCTTGTGTCGCAGGATGAGTTCGACAGGATCAAGCTGGAAAATTCTCCGCTCGTGTTCGCCCAAGAGTACCTCGCGAAATGGGTTTCTTGGGCTGGAGCCCGATTCTTCCAGATCGAGAAATGCCTTGTAGGTGGCCAGGGCGTAGACTACCCGACCGTGTGCGACACGGTATTCGTCACGATAGACTCCGCGAGTAAAGCTGGGCCAAGCTCCGATGGTACAGGCGTCTGCTATTGGGCGCTTTCGCAGCACTACGGTCACCCAGTAGTTTTGCTGGATTGGGACATTGTGCAGCTCGATTCCGATTTGCTCATCACTTGGCTCCCAACGGTCTTTCAACGCGCCCAAGAGCTTGCCGTTCAGTGCCGCGCCCGTACCGGCTTCAGCGGCGCCCTTATCGAGGACAAAGCAAGCGGTATCGTGCTTTTGCAGCATGGGCAGCGACACGGGTGGCCGGTCGCGCCGATCGACAGCAAGTTTACGGCGCTGGGTAAAGATCAACGCGCCATTGCAGTTTCCGGCCATGTCCACCAAGAAAAGATGAAGCTGAGTAGACATGCGCACGATAAACAGACGGTCTACAAGACTCGTTCTGCGAATCATTTCGCATTACAATTTTTCGGGTACCAGATCGGCGTCAAGGATCAGCAAGATGATTTGCTGGACTGCGGTACGTACGGGATTGCTGCTGCCCTCGGAAATTCGGAAGGGTTCTAGATGTCAGGTTCGTTCGGGACAGGCGCGGCCGACTTTGGCCCGAGCTTCACGTTTGTGAACGGGTCTTCAGTTGGTTCGCAGCTGATGATGCTCCTCAATGCTGAGGACATCGTTCCCGGTTCTGAGCCCAGCTATACCTTGTGCAAGCAAATTTATGCTTGGCACCCCGTCGGCAAGAAGATGGTCGACACCCCGCTCGCGATCGCGCAGAGCCAGGAGCGGACCATCTCGATCACCAAGGGCCCGGAGGAGCGCGTCAAGGAGGCTTTTCTTCGCCAGTGGAAAGAGGACAAGGCCGACCGCCACATCCTGAACACCGCGCGCCTGGCGCGGATCTACGGCATCGGCGCCATCGTGCTCGGCGCCACGGACGAGCCCACCGATCAGCCGCTCGACTTCAAGCGCTTGGCGGACCTGTCGATCTACTTCAACGAGGTGGATCCGCTGAACACCGCCGGGAGCCTGGTGCTGAACCAGGACCCGAACGCGCCTGACTTCCAGAAGCACGGCGACATCGCGGTGAACGGAAAAACCTACCACCGCTCGCGGTGCGTGGTGCTGATGAACGAGGATCCGCTGTACATCGAATACAGCACCTCGGCCTTCGGCTACGTGGGTCGCTCGGTGTATCAGCGCGCCCTCTTCCCGTTGAAGTCGTTCGTGCAGACCATGATCACGGATGACATGATCTCGCGGAAGGCTGGGCTCCTGATCGCGAAGATCAAGCAGGCCGGCTCGATGGTCAATGGGCTGATGGAGAAGCTGCAGGACTTCAAGCGCCGTCTGCTGAACCAAAGCACCACGAACCACACCGTCTCGATCGGCGCCGAGGACTCCGTCGAGTCCCTGAACCTGAACAACATCGACGGCGCCGGCAAGTTCGCGCGGACCAACATCCTTGAGAACATCGCCCTGGCTGCCGACATGCCGGCGAAGATCATCAACAATGAAACCTTCGCTGAGGGCTTCGGGGAAGGCACCGAGGACGCCAAGAACGTAGCGCGCTACATTCAGACAGTCCGTAACGACCTCGGGCCGCTCTATGACTTCTTCGACAAGATCATCCAGTACCGCGCGTGGAACAAGGACTTCTACCTCACGATCCAGGCCGATTTCCCCGAGTACGCCGGCAAGACCTACGAGGAAGCGTTCTACGAGTGGACCAATAACTTCCACGCCGAGTGGCCGTCCCTGCTCATCGAGCCGGATTCGAAGAAGGCCGAGGGCGAAAAGGTCAAACTCGAGACCCTGATCTCGACCGTCGAAGTCCTCCTGCCGAGCCTGGACCCCGAGAACAAGGCACGGGTCTTTCAGTTCTTTCAGGATAATGTTAACAGCAATAAGCTACTCTTCTCCTCGCCGCTTGTGCTCGACTTCGACGCCATGGTGCGATACGGCCAGGAGCAGGCGGAGCAGCAGAAACAGCTCGCTCTCGCTCCTCCTGGTGGCGGCGCGGAAGGCAAGGGTGACCTTGGCGACACCGCTGGCTTGAAGATGCCGACTGCACCCCGAACCTTTGGAGCTTAAAACGATGGCCCTAGACCCCGCCAAGATCGACCTGCTGGTCGGCAAACTCACCCAGGCGATCGAGCGCCTCGAGCACTTGGAGATCAAACTTCGCGCCGCTGGCGGCGGAGCACCGGCTGATGCGGTGAGCCCGACGCAGCGTGGCGTCGCGGACAAAACCCGCAAGGACGCGGCCGGTGGCTATGCCCCGATCGAGCCGCACCAGGCCGGTTTCGCCAAGGCCGACGCCGAGCACGGAATAATCCCCGGTGGCGCTGGCTACAACCAGGCCCAGAAGTTCAAACCCGGATCCTGGATTCGGGTAAACAAGCAGGACTCCACGCCCGAGCAGGTCATGTCGACCAACGGAAATATGGTGAAAACCTACCGGGGCAACGAATACCACGCCACCAAGGTCGTACCGGCGCAGCCCTCGGCTCGCGGCCGGACCGACGCTGCCTTCGAGGAGGGCAAGCATCCCCGCAGCGCTGGCGGCCAGTTCGGTAGCGGTGGCGGGGGCAAAGCCGCGAAGCCCTCCGGCCCCGAGCACGTACCTTCACCTGGCGGTGCTGGCTACAATCAGGCAGAGGCGTTCAAACCTGGATCCATGATCCGGGTCAACAAGCAGGGGTCGAAGCCCGAAGAGGTCCACTCCACGTCCGGCAATACCGTGAAGACGCTCTCCGGCAACGAGTACCACGCCACCAAGGTCGTACCGCACAAGTAAGGGCTCCCGATGACCTTCTACGAGACGCTGACCGTAGCGGTACTTCACAAGTGGTGGGTTATCCGTTAAAATATGCGGATGAAATTCTATGTGTACGTCATTTTCCGCCCGGATGGTCGCCCATGTTACGTTGGGAAGGGGGCGGGCTTACGGTGGAGAGCTCACTTCAGGCCGAATACCTGCCTGAACGTACATTTGGCTCGTATCATGCAAAAGAACGATTGGTCTCTGCCTGTTGCTAAGGTGCGCGAGGGGTTGACTAATGCGGAAGCCATCGAGACCGAGATAGCTCTGATTTCGGCTATTGGTCGGAAAAAGAACGGCGGCCCTTTGGTGAACCTCACAGATGGCGGCGATGGTCTCACAGGCCACACCCACAGCGCCGAGGCTAGGGTCAAAATGTCGAAGACCATGAAGGGTCGCGGTGCAGGCCGTAAACTTCCGGTTGAGACGACAGAAAAGATGAGAAGGACTATGGTTGAGGCTTATGCCTCTGGGCGGCGTAAACCGGCAGGAGATTGGGGCGAGGCAATCAAGGCCAACATCGGGCGCCCACTCTCTGAAGGGCACAAGGCTAAATTATCAGCCTCGTTGACCCCTGAACAAAGACTTGAGACAGGTCGTAAGGTCTCCGCTGCAAACACGGGTAAAGTGCGCGGGCCTATGTCTGACGAGTGGAAAGCTAAACTCAGCGCAACGTCGTCCGGTAAAAAGAAGCCACCCCGCAGCCCGGAGCACTGCGAAAAGATACGCCAGGGTAAAATCGCTTGGCACGAGAAGAAGCGCCAGGAGCGCGATTTGGTGGAGGCCGCTGGTGGACAGTTTCTATACCGTACTCACAAACGCGGTCCGTGATTTTTCCGAGAACGGTTACGTGAGCGAGGAGCAGCTCGCGGAGTGGATGGCGGCGATCCGCCTGGCCGCCGAGCGCGACATGGTCGACCCTCGGACCCTGGAATCGGAGATGGCGGCCTCGTTCCGCTCGATCTTCGAGAGCATGGTCAACAAGGGCGGCATTCTGCGCTACCACGATGGCCTACCGGCCTGGCGCCTTAAGCAGCTCGCGCCGCGCCTCCACACCGAGCTCGATCGCCGCATCATGGCGAACGCCCAGCTTATCCGCCTGAATCGTACCCGGGCGATCGAGACCACGCTGCAGCGCTTCTCCGGTTGGAGCACCTCGATCCCGGCGGGCGGCTCTAAGGTCGTCAACCGGGTAAGTACCAAATCCGAAATCCGTAAGAGCCTGGCTCGCCTCCCCTTCGAGGAGCGCCGGGTGCTGATCGACCAGGGCCACAAGTTCGTCGGCGATCTAAACGGCATC